CACGAAATTGGTGTGCTGGAAGAAAATAAAACTTTAAGAACACACTTTAGTTATAACATTAAAGGCATAGACATTTATACAACAGGGGCGGGCGTCGATGAACTTGTTTATTGTGATACTTACAATAGTTTGATTGACGCTATATCAGGAATGCAAAACTTAATATTTATGATCCAACAAAAAAGCAAATAGAGAGGATGTTGAAATATTATGACAAAAAAAGAACTCAGGAAAAAACTGATTGATTATTATCAAAAAAACATAGATAAAAAAATAAACAATAGAATAATGCCATACAAGTTTATTGACTTGTATGCATCAGGATTAAAAGATAATAACTTCTTTGCTCTAGCTATGAACGAGCTATCACAAAAAGAATGGTACACAGGGGCGTTGCAAGCGTGTTACCAATTCGAGGACGATTTTAAGGAGGTTTATAATTTATGAGTTATATTAAACCTAAATCAATCCAAGACCAGCAAGAAGAATACACCAAAACGAAAGAGGTTCTAAACCTCTTCAATTGCTTTTGTGAAAATAATAAAATGCCTGAGTATAAGATATATAGAAACCTTATACAAGAAGAAACAGAAAAGCTTGTGAATCAATTTAATAAAAGTGAATTGTTTGAAGTTGTATACTTCTCAACCCTTGAGGGTTTATACAATACTGAAAATTATTACGTTTGCTATAATCCTGAAGAAAAAAGGCTTGAAAGTTTTGATAATTTGGAATGTATAAAGCAGGTAGAAGAGTTCGAACCACTTCTAAACCTAATAAAAAGAGGTGTAAAGCATGAATAATAAAACATATGTTTATGCCTTTATAGGTAAAATCTTCTTAAATATTATCGGTTATGCTTCTCTTATTCTTCTTGTTCTTAGTATTGCAGAATACTGTTTGAGAGGTTAAAACGTAACCATGATTAGAATACTATTGTTTATGATTTGTTTAGGTTTCTTCTTAAAGTTTGGTATTTGGTTGATGATTCCTATAATAATTTATATAATTTACTTAGCTTGCAGGGTTAGACGTTAAAAAAGTCTAGCTCTTTTTTTATCGCTTTTAGCTGGTGTTAACATAGCACATTAACATCACTTTAAAATATAACTCGAAAAGCCTTTACTTAAAGGCTCTTTTTTTCTTCTTTTTATTCGTGGCATAAAATAGAACTGTTTATATAAGCTTGTTTAAATGCGTTCTAAGGCGTTTCTTGCGTTTCCTGGTATTAGAGTACACTTGTAAATAATCGTGCTTAAAACACGCTTTACGAGCCTTAGAAACGTATGAACGAATCATATGAAATTCATATATTATTTCAAAAACGCAACAGAATTAAAGAGGGGGCGATATATATAGATACCCCCCTTCCGAGCCACATATTTTTTCAAACTCGATTAGCTTTAACTAACTACTTCAATTTAGTCAAAATTCTTAAAATGACCAAATTAAACAATAAAATGACTAAATTAAAATCGCAAAAATAAACATTTTAAGACAGATATTTGAGAATTTTTCACAAAAATAAGGCTTAAATGTACAGATTTAAGAAAATACACCCCCTTTTCTTGAAAAATCTTTTCCAAATACGAAAAAACGAACTCGAAAAAAATACACATGATTTTTGTGGAAAGTCCGTTTTCAAAATTCAATGTTAAAATTTTATATGTAGTAAGAGGTGTAATTTGAATGGGTGAATTAGTACAGAAAAAGACAAGACAAAAGAACAAAGCACGTAAAGACAAGACCAAGACATACTCACAAATTCAGGAAATGAATCTTAAAGATCGTATCTTTATGGAATTTATGGAAACGTGTCCAGATGGAACAGTCAAAGATATGCAACAAATCGTCAAAAAATATAGACCTCAGGCAACCGATAGCGCTAATTATCTGTACGGATGGAAAGTTTTAAACGATTCAGATGTAAAAAATCGTATTTCCAAGCGTAATCATCACAGATTAAAGGCAAAACAGTTGTCCTACGAAGAAAAGCTCATGTATTTGACTGGAGTGATTATGGGAGATATCGAGCCTGATGCCGAAACGAAAGACCGATTAAAGGCTTTAGATATTGCTAATAAAATGGAAGGTGTCTACGTGAATAAAAATGTTAACATCAATCAGAATCTAACAATCGAGGACGAAAGAGCGATTGTCGAACGTAGAATCCGTCAGGTCTTGGGCGAACCTATCGATGTCGAAGTCAAGGAAGTATCGTCTGAAAACGTAGAGGAATAGTTTCTTTGAATTCAATTCAGGAAAAGGTTGTCAAACTGTGCGAAAGTGCAGAACCCAAAGAGAACCTAGAGAAATGGACAAGAGGGTACATTCCTAAGCATTACAAGCGCATCAACATCGAAATGTCAGAAGCCAAACGATTAGCCATGAAAGGTGCTATCGAAGCTACAACGTGTTTTGAAACAAATCTGTACTTTACACAAGCCGTCATATTTGGAGCAGTTATCGAACACTACGAAACACATAAATACAATCAAATCGTTGTCGTTACCACTTCACAGTACGGAAAATCGTATTTGATGGGGCAGATTGCTATTTATATCGGTGCGAATGGACATACTTTACAGGTCGCTGCAGGAACAGAAGCAACGACTCGCATCATCATGGGTCATGTTACAAAGCACATTCAAAATGCACATCAGGATATTAAAAGTAAATTGCTTGTCGACAATCAGGACAAGATCGAAAAACTGCAGACCTCGGTTTCCAAAGAAAAGCTATCCTTTAAAGGGGGAGGATCAATCGAATCCATTACCTTAGGCGCAAGTTCAAGCGATGCCAAGAAGTCCAATCAGGCTATCGGCCGAGGTGGCGATTATATGCTTGACGAAGCAGGACTTGTTCCAAACGAAGCGTATGTCGAGATAGGTCGAAGAGAATTCTCCAATGTAGACGGAGAAAAAGACCTTTTAATCGAAATTTCAAATCCTCACCACGAGGGAATGTTCTACGACAAGCTCACAGAAGAAAATCCTCCTGAAGATACATTGATTATTTGGATGGATGTTCGTACTGCCATCGAAGAAGGACGTATACGAAACACACAACAAGTCGTACAGTCGGATTTCTTCAAGGTACAGAGCACGTGTCAACGCTATTTCCTATGCGAGCTGGAAAATTATAGCGATGAATCCATGTTTTCCAATATTCGATTGGACGATTCCCCTTTACAAGATGGATTTACGTACTTTTTGGGTGTCGACAGTGCCTACAAAGGAAAAGACAACATCGATGTATGCCTTGCCTGCATGGATTTATACAAAAATGTCCGTATTTTGGACATTATTACCATCGATAAAGGAAAATGGGTGGATGGAAAGACCTCAGACAAGATAATTAAAGCCATTTTAAGAATACAAAGACGGACAAAAGCCAAGGTTATCTGTGTCGATATCGGTTGGGGTGTCTATATTGTCGAAGGTTTAGCTAAATATGCATCGGATTTTAACGTTGTCGGTATCAACTTTGGAGCAGGAACAACGAAAAAACGCAAGGAAAACAACCATTATTCAGCAAAATACGGAGCAAATATGCGTGCCGAGATGTATTTGGATATGCAACAACTCATGGACAACGGAAAATTGACAATGACAACAAAAGTTGCCAATATCCTGAAAAATCAGATGCAATATACCAAATCCACAGTCAAATCAGGTGGAAAAATCGCCATTATTCCTAAAGACGAGATCAAAGCCAAGATTGGAAAGTCGCCTGATGAATTGGATTGTTGCGTTTTATCCGTTCATTCAATTATGTTGTATAATATGAATGGGGGAATTTATGTTTATACACAAAACGAGTAGGAGGAAATAAATGTCGAACAAACGAATTGATAAAAAAAGACAAAAATTATCAACTTCTCCTAAAAGTCCTTCAACCTTAAAACCAAGATACAACGAAAACGATTGGTCGCAAGCCGAGTTAATATTAGATCGGCTGTTAGAGTGTAACACTGTTTGCAAAAACGGATTCAAACTTGTTAAACATAAAAATGAGTCTGAAGAAATCGAATGGATGATAAATAACTTGCCAGCTCTTCCTTACGTTATCGATAATTATCTGAACTTCATGTTCACAAACAAATTGACAACAGGGGATGAAGAGTTAGACAACAACGTTTTGAATCCTTTTCTTTATAAGCGAAATGCAAAAGGGGTTACCAATTATTCCGTTCTTAGGGATTCCATTCGAGATATGCTCTTGTATGGAAAGAGTGGTATTCGATGGCTGGATGAAGAAAACGGAATTATTCCAGTACCAGCCAAACGATATACAAGCATCGTGAAAAAAGATACCGAGTATTTAGGTTTCAACAGAACTGTTGCGTATGCTATTTCCATTGATGAAGATGAACCTATTTCTTTAGGTAACAAACCAATCGAATTAGATAGAGATGAGTTCAGAAATTCAGGAAGAATCTTATCCACAAACAAAGATTATATGGTTGTACTTCCTGAAGATTTCATCAATCTAAGAACCGATACAACAACAGAGAACGGAATCAGTAAGTTGCGACAAGATAAACAACGCTTAGAGTTGATTGGAAATGTTTACCAACGATTGAATTACGATATCGTTTACGATGGTCCTGGTCGTTTGATCTTTTGGATGAAAGATAACTTCCTGAATGGTGGAGATATCGATGTATCGGCTAACGAGATATTAGATCAGTCTAATGCTACGAAAGACTTACGAGCCGAGAGAGCGAGAGAAGAAGCCAAAAAACTAGCTCAGGAAATCAAAAACTCAAGTTCAGACAACGTTATCTTGGGAAGTTCTTATTTCGAGAACAAATTCGATCACATTCCACGTGTAACCAAGGCAACGGAGTTCCTAGAATATCTTCAAATGAAAGAGGGTTCAATCCTTGCACAGTGTATTGGAATGGCACCTGAATTGATTGGACTTGGAGATGTTTCAGGAAACGTTTCGATGGAAAAGATTATTGACAATGCAATGGTAAATATCATCATCCCAACGAGAGAGGGAATCGCAACACAGTTTTCTCCGTTGTTATCCGAGAAACTTGGACTTCCTAAAGTCTACTTCGATAAATATGAAGCAAGATACAACGTGGATAGATCAAGTGAATCATATAAATATTCATTGGCAGTCAATTCTTTGATTCAGGCTTACCAATCCTCAGTGGAAGAAGGCGGCACGATTCCAACCGATATTCAGAATCAAATCATGGAATCACTTAAGACATTGACAGACCATATTATAAAAATTTCTTAGGAGGCAAAAACATGAGTATTTTAGAAAGCATCATGCAGGAAGCCGATGTAAAACCAATTTCCAATGTAAACGGAAGAGATGTTTATACATTTGCCGATGCAGTCAAGGTCAATAACAAAGAGAGAGCTGAGGAAATTCTCGAAGGTAAAGTTGACTTTGGAAATCGAGTAACAAGAGAGGGTGGATTGTGTTATGCAAGAACACAGTGTCATGCAGTTGCAATCAATCCTGATAATTATTTCTTAAATCGCTATCGTAAAATTAAAAAAGACGAAAAAACAACGATTTATGAAGTTGTTACAGACTATCGGGCTATCAAAGAACAGTCTACTGGACGAGTTTATACGAACAACATCGTTGTTGAAATTGTCGAGAATTCAAAAACTGGTTTGAAATACATGGGCAAGAAAACAATTTCAGACCAAGAATTTATCAACAGTTTCAAGAGTAGCTTAAGCCATGAAGCACTGGCTAAGATAGTAAATGTAATCCTAACGGCTCAAAAGGGGCAAACAGAGCCAACGGGAGATTCTTTGGATTTCTAATATCCAATTAAAAAGTGAATATAAAGAGGCAATATAGAGGGCTAAGAGTATTTAGGCATTAACGTTTTTTACGTTTATTGCATAGATAAAGGCTCAATATATTGCCTTTTTTTGTTGATTGAAAGGAGAAAACATGGCAACTAACAAAAGAACATTCGATGTAAAAATTACTTTAAAACCTGAAGTTTCAGCACAGGAAAACACTGTTTCCACAACTTCTGAAGTTATTACATTGGAAGATGAGCAAGCTCAAAACTTTTGGGCAATGTACCAATCTTATTTGAATGGACAAGGAGATGCTATTGGTTTCACGTATTATGACAAAGCGAACATGGCAAAACGAACTCCATCGGCTACGGACGTTATGGCTCGCACGATTTTGTTTGAAAACGTTAAGCAGGTTGAACGATTGGCTACACAGACAACATCCACTACTGATTATGATTGCAAAGATTTAGAGCTTTGTTAGAGATGGACAAACAAAAAGAAGTTAAGTGGTTTACCACTGAAAAAGAAAGACTTGCATATCTAAGAGGACAAAACAAAGAGTACAAATTAAAACCAGTAGAAAAGAAGGAAAAACATGGCACAAGCAAAAAAGATAGCAACGTTTAAACTTCACAATGCAATCAAAGAACGTACTCAAGTGGATGTAGTCTATCGTGAAAAAGGAATTACAAAATATTCCTATATTGTCCTTGATCCTGGTGTGGAATATGAGCTTCCTGAAGACGAACTGTTCCAAAAATCAATTCGAGGTTGCGTGTTTAAAAAGCCTTATTCAAAAGCGATGGAAGATTCGCTTAAGGCAAATAATATTCCATACAAAATTGAATTATGTAAGCAGTGTGGAGGGCGAGTTAAAAAACTTGCCTACAATCCGTTGGAGGTAATCGAGTAATGCCAGTACCAACTATTGTAAAAAACATTCAAAAAAGTTTGGATGTTCGTAAAAAAGCAAAACAGAACATCGATGAATCCATCAATTTGGAATCTTTAAATGAAAAGAACGTGATGTTATCCGTTACCAATTCTGCATTCCTAGAGGACAAGCCAACACGCTTGTTAAACGAGGGGGCAATTATGTATGAGGGTGGCGAAGATGTCCGTCTATTTATCGAAAAAGGGGCGATACAGAAGTTTTATAACAATCTACCTGATGATTATGTAGGATATATCTCTTTGGCACATATTCACTTATTCTCTTTGCCATTAAATCTAGGAACTTGGACAAAACAAGACCTAGAAATCGTGGATTTGGAAGACGGAAGACAAGCGTTGAATGTACGTGCTCATTTAAATGATTCACTGCATATCGTACAAGATTTAAAAAATCAGGAAATCCCATTGTCCGTCAGTGTTGAAATGGCAACAAGGATGGATTGGAGAAAGTCATTTGCACTTGGCTTTCCTTGCATACAAGAAATCGATATTCAAGGATTTTCCGTTGTTGGAAATCCTGCCAATGTCGACAGTACAAACGTAAATCTAACCATAGAAGGAGAAGATGAAATGAATTTAAAAGATTTGTTATCAGGTAAAAAAGAAGATATTCAACCAAAAGAAGATTTGAATACTAAAAAACCTGAAGAAAAAGAAGTTACGGAAGAAAAAATCGAATTATCTAGCGATCAATTAACAATTCTTGAAAGTTTCATGGAGAAATTCGAGACTTTGGAAAACGAAAACAAGGAATTGAAAGAAAAGATCGCAGAATTACAAGCAAAAGAAACAAAAGTAGACGATAAAAAAGAGGCAGAAAAAGAGGAGAAATTAAATTCACAGGTTGAAGATGTTCTAAGTCGTTTAGAAAAATTAATGAACGGAACAGAAACTTCTAAAAAGGAAGAACCAACTGTAAATCCTGAATTTGGATTTTTAGGAAGTCTTGAACCTAAGAAAGGAGACAAATAATGCCTACATTCGCAACAAGTGTTTTAGAAAACAATTCAGTTGATATTGTCGATTTCGCTAAACTTAGCAATATTGGAGAAATCGGTATGGCCCCTGATTTTTCACAGAATCAGTTAGCAAACGATTTCCAAAATAATTTCCCATTGGTTCAGTGGTTGATGAGCACTTCACGTTCTCGTCAAATCCAAAGTGCTTTCAACAACGGAAGTGCTCAGATTCATAGAGATACGAGCGGTAACTTGAATATCGTGCTTCCTTGGGAAGTTGGTACTACTTTACCCAAAAATACTCAAAGTGAATGTTGCTGGACACCACTTGATTTAGCTAAATGTGGTTCAGAAGTTCCATTAAAGCTATTGTGTTTGAAAGATTGCGACAAAATCTTAGAAAACTTTGTATGGAGCAAAAAACGTTTTGGATCAAATGATTTAACTGGTTATTTTGCTCGTCAGGGTGAAACAGTAAGACAAGCTCGTGATCGTATGGCACGTTTAAGCATGGTTTACTTCACTTCTTACAACATTATCAATGGTACTTCTACAACGGGAACTACAACATTAAAATCATTCCATGGATTGTTGGAAGTTGTCGAAGATAAGACAGTTATCAAAATCTTAGGACAGAATATCTTGGCCGCTTTTGATTCATTAGGTTGCCGTTTATCTGTTGTAGGTGGAACTAACGCAAACTATGACATTATCTTTGCGGTTCATCCATTGACATACCAGGCTATTGATTCAGTAGTAGTTCCTGGAAAATTCAACGGAGAATTGCCTACAAATTGGACTCGTGTAAACGGAGAATTGCGTTTCATGGGACATAGATTCATCCAAGACAAGACTGTTCCAGTAGACGTTGCAAAAGGAACTGGTGATGTATGGATGTTAGACGGCGGTTCAACTGGTGTTGTAATGGGTACAACATTATCACCAAGTGAAGATTTCATCCGTAGAACAATCTCTACAACTGATACACCATCTGATGGATGTGCTACTGAATGTACGTTCTACTACAACTTTGGTGCAGTATTTGGAACAAACCCTAACCGATTAGCCGCTATCATAGACATTCCATTAAGTGCAACTTGTATGGGTGCTACTTTGGATGGTTTGGATGCTCTGATTAAACCTCAGACAATCGTTCCAATTAACATTGCAACTGAATAATGTTTGAAACAATCTACGAACAACTACAAACAAGTTGCGATTGCATCAGACAATCTGATAAAAACGATGATTCGTTTAAAAAGAATGTCATGCAATTGGTCGATTTAATCAGTTCTATAACGTGTTGGAAAAACAGTTCATGCGAGACTTTCCTCTCTAGTGATAGAGAGGAGGTCTTCGATGTGGATTTCATCCGTTCTTGTAATTGCGATGGTGGATTGATGATCACCAATCTTTACTATAAAGAAATCAAATCTGAAACAATCCAAATTATTTTGCAAACACGAGATGGAATCCATTTTGAAGAGATAGAGCTTGCAGACGAGGATTTCTCGTTCAATGCGTACGAAAATAAGCTATATATCGACTTATCGCCTTATGGTATCAACGATATTTGTAGTTGTAAGAAACTGCATAAAATCATTGTTCGTTACACGGCAGGATATGAACTTTTACCTCAGTGTCTTGTTCCAGTGTTCTGTGATTACCTGCAACATCTCATTGCATACAACCAATGTGATTGTAACTGTGATACTTGCGAGGATGAAACAGAAAATAAAGCACCAGTTGAACCTGATACGATAGAAGAATATATCCAACGAACATTGTTGATTGCATACCAAAGACAATTGGAAACAATTTCCCTTTGTGGAAGAAGTTATAGATTTTTAGGGATGGTTGTATGATTGTTAAGTTTTTAGGCGAAAAAGGCGAACGAAAAAAAACTGGATGTCCAGTTTGTGGTACAAGAATTCGAGTTTCCAACACTATTTCATATACAAAAAGAATGATTCTTCCTAGTGGCAGAGTTATGGTATTTGTTTTAAATCGAGAATACGAAGTAAACGAAAAGGAAGGACAATTCTTATTAGATTACCATTACACGTACAACAATGAGGAGATACATCCTTTTGTCAAACGAGACTAATTTGCTTAAGGCTTGCATCGATGCAGTTCAAGGACAGTTCGATGATTTAGCCGAACAGTTCAAAGATGTTATGGGGAATGAAATCCATAGCAAAGAGGGAACGTTAAAAAGTTGTATGTGTAAAGAAAAGATATCCGATACAAGGTATTTCGTTGGAATTGATCAAAACCAACTGAAAGCTAAGGCAGGATTTGATTATTCCAATGCGTATTGGAAAGGAAGAAAAGAAGTACGTCCAAAAAGAAAAAAAGCTCTTCATTGGGTGGAAGATAAAAAGGATGTATTTGCAAAGAAGGCAAAAGCAACGAGTGGAGACCCATTCGTAGAAAGGGCAATACTAAAATTCAAATAAAGGAGAAAAGTATGGCTATCAAAAAAACAACTAAGAAAACCGATGTTAACGCTTTTATCCAGCGTAAGTTGTCCGTTTTGAATGCACATGGTGGTTACAAAGCAGAAAAAGCCATGACACGTGTTATTGCAAAGAATAAAGGAGGACAAGCCTAATGTCAAAGTGTAACATTAATCGAATCGTAGCAAATAAAGTTGGTTATAACAAGCTAGATAAAACGACTGCAGAAGTTACCTTTAACTTAAGCCGTGATATTGATTCTTGTGTAAAAATCAATACAAAAAACTATGTTAACTGTGTAGGTTCTACTGCACCAGTTTATTCACGTTTGGCAGTTCCTCAGGACATGATTAACGTTTGTGAATCCTTTGGATGTAAAAACTCAGGAACATTGATGATTAACACAAACAATGATGGTTCAGGTCCTAACTACACACATAAGGCGAGTGCAACATTCGCAAAATCAACAAACGCTATCTTATTTTCTGCAGGTGTTATGTTCATGTATATCGACTTCCCAGTCGCAGGAAATTATGAATTAGCCGTAACTATCGCAGATATCAAAGATAGTACAATGACAAATGCCGACGTTTATAAACAGACTGTATCTGTTAAACATGATGGTTATCAACCAATTACTGTTGACTTGGCAAAAACTTCTGAAGAAACAGAAGAAGGTGGATGGACTGCAACTACTCAGGGTATCCGTGTAAAAGTTGAAGTTTCTTTCACAAGTGCAGAAAAAACAGGATATATGGTAGGTATGTCTTCAATCTCATTCTTTGAAGATATTGACGATTTAGCAAATAATGAAGTTATCAAACTTGGATGTTTAACAGGTATCGAGGGAGATGACACGATCGATGCATTAGAGGAAATGTGTTTAGGAGCTAAATACGACACTTCAACAACGACTGTTGAACGTACAATCACTGCTTCTACATGGACACCAAACGTTCTTATGCTAAACCCATTGATGCAGAGAACAGAAAAAACGGAAGGTTACTACATCGCAACAATTGAAGCGACAGTTAACACTTCTACAGACCATAAGGGATATGGAGAAGTACAACTTGCCGATGCATACATTGAAAAATGTGGTTTCACTTACGCTTCTTTAGCCGATGCTTGTAACGTAAATGATGCAATCTTAACTCGCATTGAACACCCTAATTTGATGAATTTGGATGAAAGACAGTTCCAAGTTGTGAACTCAAAACTAAATCCAAATGTAGATTTCGAGGGTTCATATCTATATTTCAATAAAGAATTAGTTGGTAAGACAGTAATTATCTCTTATCCTCGTGCTTCTGAAGTTGAATCATTCGTAGCAACAGAAAACGGAATCAACGAAAGACGAGTTCAAATGTCTTACTCAAAAGTTCAATCTGATGGTGTATTTGAAGTACATGAATATCCAAACGTATTAATTACTTCATTCCCACAGACAATCAATAACAGTGATAGCGAATTCTCATTCACAGTCAGTGTACAACGTGATGTGGATGGAAGTTTCTTCCATGTTATGAAACACAATCGTGCAGGCGAATACCTGTAAACCGATACAAACTAAGGAGGCAATATAATGGACAAATTTACAATCAATGATTGGTTAGATATTAATAAAAGTCTTGAAAAAGCGAGAGAGGATGATACACCTCATGCCGTTTTAAATAACGGCAATCTCGCAGTCGTAGGCGATGCAAATAAAACAGAAGTCAAAAAGGTTGATTACCAAATTAAGTTTCGATTTGAAGAAGGAGAACTTCAAGCGTACCCAAAAAATGCTAAAAAAGTAGGTAAATACATCATGTTTACCATCGATTTTGAAGATATTCACATCAATCCTAGAAAAGATATGTTACTTGTCGAATCGGCTTTAGGCATTTATCCGATTATCACGGCTCTAACAAATGTTGTAGATACTCGTAATAGTCAGATTGAAGAAATGCTTAAAAAAGTAGGTGCAGAGTATACAAAGGATGATGATGGACAGATTACTCTTTCTCAACCAAATAAACAGTTAGAAGATGAAATTGAAGTCATGAAAGCGCAGGCAAACATTGAAATGATTCATGTTTACAATCAGGCAGGAGAACAAGGTCAACAAGCTATATATGATTTCGTAAAAACATTACTGAATATCGATGATGTTTTAGCAGACCATATGCTACCTGGTTCTGTGTTAAATGCGTTATACGCAACAATCGTTAACAACCCTGAAATCTTCAACGAAACAGAAACAGTTTTTGGATATTAACAGAAAAGGAGAGTGGTAATCAAACCGATAACCGAAAAACCTACGATGCAGACTTGAATATCTACTCTTTTATGGCTCATTATGTTGCCAAAATATTGAAAATTCGCCCCAATGATATTCTTGATCGTTGGGGTGTTTCTGAATTATTAGTTGCATACGGAATATATCGAAACGAGGCACAAGAAAAAGCATACTCAGAAATTGAGAGCTATAACCGAACGGCTAAAAAGAAAATACCAAGGGTCAATAGGTATGCCGTGAAATTCTATTCAAGAAAAGAATTGGAGGAAGAAAATGTCTCAACCTAGAGTCGGTGCAGAACTGATATTAGATACGAAAACTGCTCAACAACAGATAAAAGCTCTAAACAAACAAAAAGTTCAGGTTGACCTCCAAGCCAAGAATCTAACAAAAGTTAAGTCGGATATAACAAAACTAGATTCTCAGTTAAAGGAATTAAACAATCGAAAGATTACTTTGGAATCCGATGCACAGTCTTTTCAAAGAATCAAAAGTCAGATTGAAGAAATTGATCGTGCTTTAGCAAATATCCGTAACCAAAAGGCTCAGATACGTTATTCAGATATTTTATCAGACGATGTAAAAAACACTTGGGTATCTCAATTAACGAAACAATCATCTTTATTGCAAGGACAAAAAGCAGTTCTTACGCAAGATAAACGAGAGCTTCAGGATGTTTACAACGAATACAAAAAAATCAGTAAGCAAATCGATTCTTTAAATAAAAAGAAACTCGATTTACAAGCCAATTTTGGCGATGCAGATAAAATCCAAAAGGAACTGGATGAATTAACAAGGAAGTCTGCACAACTTGAAAGCGATAGGATAGACCTTGAGTTAAGGCTAGAAGATTATCAACAAGTCATGTCGCAATTGAATAACATTGCGAGTGTAGCACAAAGAATTCAAAAGTTTGGAAACAGTATGAGTAAGATTGGTAGTTCCATGACCAATCTAGCAAGCAACTTTTCTAATAATCCATTAGGTAGTCTAGGACATTTCTTAGTTCAAGGTGTTGGATATAGTTCCTTGTATCGCATGACTAGTGGATTTATGAATGTGATTGAAACATCGTTCTCAGGTGCTATTAATCGTATGGACACGATTGCCAACTCAAGACGAACATTTGAAGCTATGAACTTTGACACAAGTGTTGTGGATGCTTCATTAGATGACTTGGAAAAACGTATTTTAGGACTTCCTACAACGTTGAACGATGCCATGCAGTCAGTTACCATGATTAGTTCAATCACTGGTGATTTGCCTGAAGCAGTACGTATCTTTGATGCATTGAATAACTCAGTTATTGCCTTTGGAGGTTCGCAAGAACAAGCTAATAGAGCGATTACACAGTTCTCGCAAGCAATGGGTACTGGTAAATTAGATGCTCGTACTTACTTGTCATTGACCGATGCAGGTATGTCTCCTGCGTTAGCTCAGGTAGCCGAAATGCTAGGTTACTCATCTGAAAACATGGGTGCATTTAAAACGGCACTTGGTGAGGGTGAAATCTCAATCGAACAGTTTACGGATGCATTGATTGAGTTAAACGAAAATGGCAATGCTACGATGCGTGCCTTAAATGAATTAGCTAAGGAAAACGCACTAAAAAGTATCGGTTCATCTTTGACAGTTGCACAGACACAGATCGAAAAAGGATGGGCTTCAATCATTCAGTCTATCAACGATACTGTGGAATCTTTAGGGTATGGAAGTATTCCTGAGAATATCGCTAAATTTGGTAATTTCATGCGTGATTCCATGTATGGAGTTTCTAATTTTATCAACGAAAATCGAGAGCCAATCGGTGAATTCCTAGACTTTATCATAGATAAATTCAATGCAGTTCAAAACGAATTGTCAAAATTTGATTTTGGTGATTTCACAGACGGATTGAAAGACTTTAAACCAGTTCTTGAGGGTGTCGTGGACTTAGTAAAAGAAGTCTATGATGCATTCAAAGGATTCGCTAGTTTTGTTGGTGGTGGCGATATATCACGTGGTTTAGGAAGATTAGCAGGTGGATATATCACGTTAGCCTATGGATTAAGAGTTTTAGGTGGTGTTCTTTCCTTTGGTGGGGGAACAATTAGCAAAGTAGCTCAACTAGCAGAATGGTTTGGTTCTAAAGGTAAATTCGCAAACTTTACTAAGAAAGGTTCTTCACTGTTCTCTATCTTCCAAAACAGTAATAAAAACAAATCCGTTACAGATTCTCTAGGTAAGGCAACCACTACTTTTGATAAAGGCGCATTCTATACCAAACTAGGAAATCAGGCTCAACTTGCGTTGATGGCAGGAAACATGATGTTATATGTCGAAGCTATCAATCAATTGAATAATAAGATTCCTGATGATTTGAGCAAGTTGATTCCTAAACTCGCTATTCTAGGAGCAACGATGGGTGCAATGATTGGTGTTACTAAAATCATGAGTAATATGTCAAAGACAGTTGATCCCAAAACACAATTGACTGGAATTCTTTCTTTGATAGGTGCAGGAGGAGCTTTATATGTGCTTGCAGAAGCCATTGGAGAAGTAAATAAGAAAGTGCCTGATGATATAGGAAACTTTGCATCCAAAATGGCAAATATGGCAATTGCTATCGGTGGTATAGGAATTGTAGTCGGTGCATTAGGTGGCTTGGCTAGTTTGGGCAATGGACTTGGTGGTATCATCATGGTTCTTGGTGGAATATTCACCTTAGGATTAGCAGGTATTCTTTATGCCGTTAGTCAATCTATTTCTGCAATGGCAGACAGTGTTATGGATATAGGTACTGCTCTTGAAAAGTTTGGAAATATAGAAATCGATTCCAAAGGTGTATCGAAGAACATGAAAACAGTTACCGATGCACTCGATGATTTAACTGGTTGGTCAGGTGGATTCTTTGGAGCGATTGGAAAGTTGGCAACACAGAAAATTGATGAGGGCAACATTGCACAAGCAAGTTCTAACTTGAATCAGTTACTAGATGTTGTAAAAGCACTTGAGGGAATTCAAGAAGTTGGAACATTGGATGGAGATTCAATCGAAAAGAACCTGAAAGCCGTTAAGGAAATCTTGCAGGCTTTACAGTCAGTCATGCCTTTACCAACAGTCAATATTGAAAACATGAATACGGACAATGTAACTTCCATTGCCGAAAATATAGATGCTTTATCACAGTTAACAGATAAACTCAGTGCATTTGGATCAAAAGAAATTCCTGATATCGATGTCGAAAAACTTACAACCACGATTACAAAAGTATCTACTGTCTTAGAACAGTTGAAAGATGTTCAATTCCCTGATGTTCGATTAGGAACTTCTTTAACATCTGAGAATGCCGAAAACATAATCGGTGTCTTAGACAACTTGTTACAGATTTTCCCTAAAGTCAATGAGCTTATTAAGGTAGCAACTGAAAATCCAATCAATGTAGACGACTTTGGCAGTGCAATCAAGAGCATTTCTGATTTGTTAGGAAAAATAAATGAAGATTTAATGCCAAGTGGTGAAACACGTGTTGGATACAATATGGAAAACTTCATGAGTGCAGATACAATTCAGAATGTTATCGATGCACTGAATGGCATGATTAATTTGGTTACAACTTGCAAATCATTGATGGATACATTCGCAAATATGGATGTAGACTTCAAAACATTGAGAATGAACATTAATTCGATGTTAACTGCATTAGGTGGAACAGTCAGTGGTTATGGAGCAGTTGAAATTGACACAGAAAAACTAGCCAAGTTGGAAGAAGTTGTAGATACATTTAGCACCATCGTGAGCAAAATGCAGTCTATCAGTCAAGCTCAAATCAATTTTGAAACCATAAACAGTATCATTTCACAGATTGGTACAGTCATTACAAATCTTGCTAATCTATCCAGTGTAGAAAATGCGCAGAATGTTACTGCTCAGGTCGATGCTTTGATAGCTAAATTCCAAGAGTTATTAACGAGATTGCAAGGCATGGATGAACAGTTCTTAACTGTTGGTACAACTTGGGGAAATTCCTTGTATACAGGTTTTGAAGAAGCCGATGTAACAGGACAATGTGTAGCTTATATCGATTCCATGATTGCCGAGTTAGGCAAGAAAGACTTCACACCAGTTGGTACACAGTATGGAAATCAGATTGTCAGTGGATTTAGAACGGCAGTAGCGAATCTTCCAAGTGCAATGTCAACTGCGATTTCAGGTTTAAATGCGTACGCTTCGAGGTTCTCAAGTGCAGGGGCAAATTTAGGAAATTCCTTTGCAAATGCATTCAACAATGCAGTATCGAACTTGGAAACACCAAACATCAATGTAGAACGTGATTCACGAGGTGGCAAAGTTCCAACTGGATATTTTGCTAAAGGTGGATTTGCAAGAAGAGGAACAGATACTATTCCTGCTATGTTGACACCTGGAGAGTTTGTGGTGCGAAGAAATGCAGTAAAAGGTATTGGAGTGTCCTTCTTGAAAAAAATCAATGATATGGACTTCAAAGGTGCTTTCAAAGGCTTGATGTCATCGCAAGGAAATAATTCGATGCAAGCGACTTACAACCACATTGTGAACAATACTTCTAACTACAACTACGGAGATAGAAGCATCACGATCAATGGTGGCAACGAACGCAAGCAACGATTAAAAGCAAATAGATTTATGAAAGGATTGGCATATTAAAATGTTTGGAAACTGTGAAAACTTTAACCCTGTAAGACAATATGTTCAATTCAATGATTTGGTCTTTGATTCTACAGATGTGATTAGTGAAGCGAGTTACAAACAAAGCACAAAGACCGAAACAGAAGAGTATTCCTATGGTCATGGTAGCTATGTAAATTTCAAGTCCTCCCAACAGTTTTTAACTGAGGGAGACTTGAGCATGACCATTAACATTGACTATCGAAAATATAGAAGAGAAGAGAGGAAATACCTCAAAGATTTTATCAAGCTAAACTTGATTAAAGCTGGTCGCATATGGGCAATTGAAGATAACAAGATTCTATGGGCATATGCCTATGTAACGGACTTCTCAGACGATTACTACAAGTTCAAAGGACATATATCCTTTGATATAGAGTTGAAGCTCTATGAGGGAGTATGGCACATTGCAGACCCTAGAAGAACGTATCTAATTCCATACAGTACGTGTAACTTCCTAGAGTGCTATGACTTTAAAGACGATACAAATTGTGGCGATTGTTGTGTGAACTGCGTAAAGCCAATGGAAGAAGATTGTGCATCTTGTTTGTGCCATTGCGATGATTTGGTAAAAGAAAATTCTTTATGTGTAGTCGGTCGAAATATCTTAGATGAATTCATGCATTGTGGAGAATCATTCTTGCTTGTATATGACTGCAAGCGTTCAGAAGAATTCTTTGGCGAGGATTCATACGGAAAGAAAATCTATAAAGCCGATGTATGTAAATCAACGATAGCAGGACAGTTCTATTCAGGAACTATCTTAGACACAACGAATATTGATATTCGTATCGAGGGTAAATTTCAAAACCCTGAAATTAGTATTAACGGAAATCGCATCCGTTTGATAGGTGATTATGACGGAACAATCACGATAGATAGAAGTGGATCAGTCATGTATTCAAAAGGCGATTGTTGCCCATTTGAAGAAGTGGATTTGAACAATGTAGAAATATTGGATGATTTCCTATTCACTGTAAAACATGGCATGAATAACGCAATCGTAAAGAATTCATGTTGTGAAATGGCGAGCATTTATATCTATGCAGATGAAATAACGTACTAGAAAGGAATGTGTATGGCAGAAGAATATTGTTCACCTTGTATAAAACTACAAGAAGAAAGTGCAGAATTCTATGAAAATGGTGTAACCAATGCAGTCTGCAATTCATTAGGTGATAACACTGGATTCAATCCTGAAAGTGGAAATAACACTTGCGATGATCTAAAGACTGCAAACGACTGTTTGATATTAGGAAATATCGAAGAGTTACCTGCATATGATGTCTGCAAATGGAAAGAGTTCATGGAACAGTTTTTACCCAATCAGTACAACATGAACGAAGCTATCATTTGTGCTATCTGTGGACTTTGGAATAGTTTGCAGAATATGTTGCTTATGAATTTGGCTATCAATGCAAAATATGAGATTCGACAAGAGACAAGAGGGTTATCTGTTTCTGTCGCTCGTAACGGAGATTGGGTATTCAGATATTCTGATTGGAATAACCTTGAACAAACTGAAAAAGTAGGAGATGGAGTTGTTACTGGAAAAGCTGATTTCTGTATGTCGGTTGGCGAAAATAAACAAATTTCATGGCATATACGTAGTGTAACTGTCAGTACGTTCACATATACGGCAACAAGTGTTGTTCCTGCATCTAGGCCAAGCATTACAATTCGTGTTCCAAATTCTAGTGGAGAGGTCATTTATCAACGAGAAAGTGTACAAGGAAATATCTCAGAAGCTATCAATCGTACAGTGGACTTGAATTTATCAGGAACATTGGGAACAGGTCAGAGTACAGATTGGATTCAGTTCTTATCTATCTACAATGACTGGGTAGCGGATGATGAAACAAACTTATACGTTCAATTCAAAAACAATAACGTGGATAACGTTCCAACGTGCTAGGAGGTAGCTTATGGCAGTTGTAGATAAAGATATATGTAAGGCTTGTGATGACTTACAAGCCTATGCACCTGAATTTGTTATAAAAGGTGTAACCGATACGATGTGCGCAAATCTAGAAGCCAACCAAGGATTGATGAACAAAGGCAGAAAGAATTGCACAGATATTCATAACGCTATTGATTGTTTGGTTGGTGGAATGGCAGAAAAAGCACAAGCCTATGACCCTTGCAAACCAAATCAACCAATTGAAGATTTAGCTAAAAACGTTATGCACGTAATGGATATGTTGGCTTGTTCAGATTGTGGACAGTGGGAGCAAATCGAATTGATTTGGGAAGAAATTCAAAAGATATGGGATGCTATTCACGCTTTGGAAGATGCTTTAGGCGATGCAAACGGAAACATCAGTAAGATTCAGAACGCTTTGATTAAACTTCTTACAAACATGAGAAATGCAGGATATTGGGAAGCATCAGGAGATATCTTAGACGGAAATGTGAAGTCAGGAGTTGGAGTAGCTTATGGAACGATGAATCACTTTGGTGGTACTGCCGATGGAAACTCATATATCCGTACAAATACAGGACAAACAGAAAACGATACTGTTGGAGGTATCTAATGGCATGGAACACATTTTGGGGTGCATATGATAATACAGGTCCATTTTCAAATGTTGTGCTAGGTGGAGACCCTAGTGCAACTGGACCATTTGGCATTCCTTTAACCGATGCTCATAATGCAGGGTTTGGACAAGGAATTGAGTTTACGGATAATGGAAACTATGGAGTTACTTTTAAACTGAATTTAGTTGGATATGCAGTAAATGATTTGCAACAGTATGTTCCAAACTTGCACTACGTTCCTTTTGGTGGAACATACGATTATATTTTGATCATTTCAACTTCAAACAATAATCAGGATTCTTGGAATCAGATTTTCAACGCTAAGATTTTTTCTCATCCTGGAGGGGCAAATCTATGCTACGGAGCAAATTGGCACGTAATCGCACAGTCTAGTCAATGGTCAGGATTTTTCCAATTACCAACCGATACAACACACGTAAAGATTGAGCTACGAGGTGAGGATGCAACTTTACCACATGAAAATATATATTCCATTCAACAGATTATTCCTGAATTTAAGCCTTGGGCAATTCGTAAAGCAAAACAATGGAATTCTTTAAATAGACCAAGTGGATTCTTCCATATTCGTAAATCAGGACAATGGGAAGATAAATCAATCATGAGTGGCAGTGAAACAGGACAAGTCAATCAAGGAACATCGAGGATAAGAAAAAATAACAACTGGGTCGGACAAGGAAAGGTAGGTAACTAATGATACCTTATTTTGAAATCCTAGAATTTGGCAATGTAAAGAAACGTTTTCAATTATCCTTATCAAATATATCTATGTCTAACGAAATGATGTCTACACCTACGATAGACATTGATGGAGTAGCCGAATTACTTCCTTATTTGAGAGGAAGAAAAGAAATTCGTATTTATACAGAAAATGCCATCTTCTATTCCAATACACAGTCTGTAAACGTGAACACAAATACTGGTGTATTAAGCATTTCTTGTTCTCATGTCATCAAGGAATGGGAATACAGACAAGTGCCTACAAACTATGCCACGAAAGATAAGACGATACCTCAAATCTATGAAGATGACGAGATGAAATATTCAAATGAATGGATTATGAGCTTTGATGAAAAAGCATCTCAAGAAGTTATTGACTATGTGTATTCAAGGCAGGATAAACTCAGTGCCTTAACAAGAACGTGTGAATTGACACCTGATTTATTTTGGCGAGTTCCTTTAACTAAGGATAAACGAATTGAAGTAGGTGTTTTTGGAGAGAAGAAAAATTACACTGTTTCTTTAAGACCAAGTGGCAAAACCAATATTCATATTTTAGAAGAACCTGAAATCAATGAGGATTGGTCTAACGTTATCAACTTGGCAACAGTGTATGCGAATAAATCAGACAGTGGGATGTCTTCACTGTCTTTGAGAGAGGTATATAATGATACATCCTTGCAAGATCCTAACTTTCCAGTTGTTATCATTCGTAACAATATCAACAACGAACGTGATTATAACTATATCGATTATCCAAAACTAGCACCAAACAACCAATTGGAATATGCAGTTATTGATACAGAATCCGTTGCAATGGAAAGTGGATTGTTTATTGAGGGAACGTTTTCTTTTGACGATTTAAACCCATTCTCATTGGAAGAAGATGTAGAAGATGGAGAAGAACCAGTAGGAAGTGGTAATTGGTCTCCTCAAGGCTTTATAGATGAGTATAATGGACAATCTATCGATATGGATGGAGTTCCACCTGAACAACCTTATCAATGTGTTGACACATTCAAAAAATGCCTTGAAATCATTGGTTATCCAAATCCATCTAGAGCCATTGGTGGAGATGGATATGCATGGAATATTTGGTTTAATAGACAATCCCTAGGATATGATGCTTATTTTGATTATCCAAGTACACCTCAGTTTGGAGATTGGGCAGTCTTTAATAAAGCAGGAGATACACCTGATTCTCACGTAGCTATGTTTGTTTCTGATAACGGAAATGGAACTGCACAGTTCTTTGGACAGAATCGACCTCAGCCATATTGCACAGTTACTTCTATATCGACTGCAAATATCTTAGGTTGGTTGCGTGTAAAACCTGAGTTTTGGCAAGGAACATACAATCCTGAATCAGGGAATGGTGTTAAGAACATTACCGATGAGGACAGAATCAAATGTGCCAAGGCAGTGTACGATGCTACGATCAAAAAACTAATCTATGCTCGTAGAAAATATCAAATCACTGTACAGACTGAAGAATTACCTAGCGATATCAATGTAGGTGATAAGATTCGTTTTATTTACGATATGAAGAAATTCCATATCGAGGAATGCTCAAACTATATGCGTAAGCTCATAGAAGAAAATGATTGGTATTACATCGTAAAAATGGAACGAAACATCAATGCCGATGGAACAACCACTGGAGAACTTACCCTTGAGAAGTTCTTACGAGTTGATAGAGAGGGGAAACAAGAATCATGATGGATGAATATAGCAGAGCCATAAACATCCTTGCAGAGAACGTATACGAGCTTAAACAGAAGCAACGATACAGTTCTGTACAACGTAGAAATCAAAGTGTAGATATGTACGGATATGAATTGACTGGTCATGGTTCTGCAAACAGTCCAGCCACGCTTGGTATCAGTGTTTCCCAAGACTTGATTTATTACAACCGATACGAGTTTCAAATCGTTATCGAAAATGCAAGTGCAACTTCTTTTCAGATTCTGATTGATGGAATCGATTTAACACCTTATTTCCAATCTCAGTTTAATGGAGCTTGGATTACTGGAAATGGTGTTTATCCAAACAAAGGAACTGCACATTATGATGTACTTCTTGCAACTGGATATATGAACGAAGCCGAAAGAAACCAAATTTTAGAACCTGGTTATAAAGAAGTGCAAGTGGTAGGCAATGGAGATTTTGATGTGAAGATTATCAACTATATGAAGTATTCACATTGCAATCGATAGTTTGCGAAAACTCACTATTTTAAAATCCATTATATAATTTTATTGTAGGAAAAACGCATATGAACAGACTTGAAAAAATGGAAATTCACTTGAAAAATCATCCTAACGATTATCAAACTGCAATCGCTTTTTTGAAGTATCGTAGCAAAGAATTTGACAAGGAAAGAAAACATAAACAAGACCAAATGCGAAAAGATATAGCCATGTATAAAAGGAGGCTTAAAAGTGCAGAATAAACACTCTAGCGACAGTATAGCCGAAGATTTGATACGTGCTTTCACACAAGTAGGAAATACCGAATTACATACGAAAACACTACTAGAAAAGCGTGTATCTGAAATAGAAAATGGCATGATTGAGGACGAACAAATTTCTGATCAAATGGAAATCATCAATGAGCTTAAAGAAGATTTAGAAGTACAAGCTCAGACACGTAGAGAACTCATGCTTTATTTGTACAGGCTTTATGGAGAAAAAGGCAATAAGGAATATTGGTGTGTGATAAAACATTTGTCATACGCTATGTACACAACCTTTGAAGCATATCAAGCGAGCAATAAAGACGAAGAATTATTTTCTTTGTACTTGCAGATTAACAAAATGTTTATCAAGGCATTATCGCAATTTCTAGGTGTAACAATCACGGAATGCAGTGCTTGTTTTGGCGATATCCTTAAAGCCGAAATGAAAGGAGACGAACAATGAGTCTAAATCCACGAGTATGTAAAAAAAGCTATAAAGTACACATACCTATGATGGGTGAAGCATGTGAATTTTGGCTTATTACAGTAACGGACGAACAATCTATTACAAACCCTGATAAAGACCACGCTTATTTAACGGATGATGGAAAATTATTTGTGTTTAACGGAGATTCATTGGTTCGAGTAAATTGCGATATATGTTTTACGCAAGAAGAAAGAGAAAAATTAGAAGGAATTGAAGAGGGAGCAAAAAAATATGTATTGCCAGTTGCTAGTTCTACAAAATTAGGCGGCGTTCTTTTAGGATATACACAAAACGGAAGAAATTATCCAATCACAAAAGACACAAAAGGAAATATTTATGTCAATGTTCCATGGGAAGAATATCAACTTCCAAAAGCAACTGATAATGCTTTAGGTGGTATTAAAACTGGATATAAGCAAAACGGAAAGTTTTACCCTATTAAAACAGATACAGACGGAAATGCATATGTTCAAGTTCCATGGGAAGATACAAACACTGTCTATGAAGTTGTATCAAAAACTTCTAACGGACTTATGCCTATGTTGCCTAGTGACGAAAACGCTAGTAAACGCTTTTTAAATGGAGACGGAGAATGGAGTGTTCCAAGTGGATATACTTTGCCTACTGCTTCTTCTACTGTTCTAGGTGGTGTAAAGATAGGAGAAAACATAACGATATCAAGTGGAACAATCAGTATTGATAAAGAAGATGTAACAGATGCATTAGGTTATACACCTCCAACAACAAATACGACGTATTCAGTGGCAACAACTTCTAAGGATGGTTTAATGAGTTCTACTGATAAAGCAAAACTAACCAATCTGAGAAGAATTTGGAAAGGCACTTCTTCCAGTCCTCCAAGTGGATGGGTTGACGGAGATATTTACGTTCAATACGAGGAATAGTTTATGGCATACGGAGCAAATCATGAATTAGGTTGGATTGAGGGATGGTCAAACGGACATTATCGTGTATCAAATTATGTAGCATATAAACAAGATTTAGAAAACAGAAAACTTGAAGTCACCTTGGCAAATCAACAGTGTTGTTCATTAGATAGTTTACATACATTTCATAATTATGGGGGTGTAAACAATGGATATGGTTGGCAAGTCATGGGAGGACAAGTTGTTGATGTTGCAGATTCCGTAAATGTTCCTGCTGGTGGGTGTTGGACACATAGTGGTGATAGATACACTAATGTTGAAGTTAAATATAACGATGACGGAAGTGTTCCTGATATTTTGATGTCAACGCAATTTATAGCTGGAATAAATCAAAACGATACACCTGAATTTGACTGGACAACAAAGAATATCAAAAATTTATTTCCAACGATATCTGCAAAACCTGACCCTCCGAAAGCACCAACAAATTTGAAAGCAACGAATATTACTATAAATCAAGCAACATTGACATGGAACGCTATTTCTGGAGCAAGCACTTATATTGTTGCTACTGGTTTAAATACAGACGGGGCACCTTTTTATGAATCGTATTCTACTACAAATGAATACTTATTTACTCGATTAGTTGAGAATACCGAATATAAATGGAAAGTAAAAGCCATTGACTCATACGGACAACAAGGCGAATATTCATCAGTCGCTACATTTAAAACACTTTCATCACAAGCAAAAGTAAAAGTCAATGTTGGTGGAACTATGAAAACAGGTAAAGTTTTTGTGAATGTAAACGGACAAATGAAAAAAGTCAAAAAGATATATGTCAATGTAAATGGACAAGCAAAGGAGTGTGTATAACATGGAAGATTTTAGTTGTTTAAAAGATTGCGAAAAAACTGAATTTAAGTCTACTCTTGTACCTAAAAAAGATGAACCACTAGACATTACAGTGCAAGTAGACGGAATCGCAGACGCAACAGACATTGGTAAATCGTTGCTAAAAGCAGACAGTCAATCTAAAGCAAGAGGAGTTATAGGTGCTGGCACTAGTAATTTTGACGGAAATTATAATTCTTTGACGAATAAACCGACAATTCCAACAACGGCCACAAAAGATAAAGCTGGTACTGTCAAACAGTGCGTACTTGTTGCAAGTGCAAGTGGAGAAACAGTAACGAAAGCCGAATTTGAAGCGTTGTTAACGGCATTAAAGAGCGCTGGCATTATGGCTAATTCATAGTCCTAGATAACGACAATAAACTTATCTTAGAAAGAGGTACTTATGGACATCTTGACAATGATTACTGATTTAATTGAACCAACCACTTTAATTTGTTGCTTATGTGTTGGATATGCAATCAAGCATATTAAGTCGCTAGACGCTTATAGCAACGAATTTATTCCATTGACTATGTTACTATTAGGAGCCGTTGTTTCGTCCATTGTAGCGTATTTCAATGGTGTAGGAGTGACACCAGATGTTATCGTACAAGGAATGGTAACTGGTATTGCTTCTACTGGTTTACATCAGTTATTCACACGTACAATTCAAGGGTTAAGTGGAGAAACAACAGAGCAGAATTAGTTATGAGTGAAGTTGTTTTAGTCGCACTCATATCTGGTATTTGTACGGCGATACCAAGTTTAATCGCTACATTTGTTATGAATAACAAAACTATGGAAGTTCTGAAATACAGAATTGAATCTTTAGAGGCGAAGACAAAAAAGCATAACAATGTAGTTGAGCGTACTTTTAAATTGGAAGAAGACGTAAAAAACGCACAATATCGTATCAATGATTTAAAAGACGATATTGACTCAATCAGAAACAATTAAATATAGGCGAATACAAGGGTAACTCTTTTTTTGAGTTTGCCCTTTTTTTCGTGCGAGAAAGGAGATTTTATGCAACCGAATAAAACATATGTCGCTAGTGATGGATATGAATATTTTATGTGTCCAATGACCGAGTTTAAGATTACGCAGGTAGAAAATGTTGGAACACATTTAGGAACAAAAGCAGTCGATTTTGCAAGTGGAACTGCAGGATATAGAGCGCCTTATTATGCACCTGCCACTGTTAAATGTATTAAGACCATTCCAAGCTACGGAGAAGCCACTTGGCAGACTGTTAACAAGGTACATTGTCCAAATGGGTACTTTGGTATTGTTACCTTTGAAACAGTCCATGACAACACCTTTAATGCGTATGTAGGCATGGTGATTAAACAAGGTCAACAGTTAGGGAATATGGGTGATGCAGGTAGAGCAAGTGGTGTTCATTTGCATATCGAATTCACACAGTCTGCGAATGGTAATATGGCATATAATTCCTATGGCATATATACTTTTACTGCTACTGAAAGCTACGTTGACGATACATTCTATGTTGACGATACAAACATTATTACCCCTATGGCAGGGAATTGGAGAAAATGCAATGCAGGTAGTGGTAGTACAACAAGTGGCTATGACCCTAGCCAACTCATTCAAGAAGATGGTATTGCACATTTTACAAACGATACACCTATTATTTGTCATAGAGATAGTCCAACTGGTCCGAAGTTTGGTAGCTATGTAAAAGGTGAAACACAACGATATACAGAAAAATGGGTAGGAAACGGACATAGATATATTTCATGGTTATATGAGAATGACCCTAGTATTCGTTGTTTTGTAGCCGTTAGTGGAAGTGAAGTACAAGGTGAAGACCCTTGGGCAACATTTACTGCACCTGAGGAAGAAAATAAACCTAGTGAACCTGAAACACCAAGTGAACCTACAAAAGAATTTCCTGATAGTGTTAAGATGAAAGGAATTGATTTGTCTGAACACAACAACGGAAACATTGACTTTTCACAATACGATTTTGTTATCTTGCGTGCGAATTGGTGGACGACAGAAGATAAGAAGTTCAAGACATTCGCCGATAAGCTAGATAAATTAGGCATTCCATATGGTGTATACTGCTATGACTATTGTGGTGATGAACAAACTGCACTAGAACAAGCAGAATACACATACAATCTGATCAAAGACAGAGATATCAAGATGGGTGTATGGATGGATATGGAAGATGCCGATGGTTGGAAACAGAAAAATGGATATTTGAACAAAGAGCATTGCTCAATGGTTTGTAAGGTTTTCTGTGATTTCTTCAAAAAACGTGGATATTTTACAGGTGTATATGCATCTAGTTCATGGTTTGATTCAATGATTGAAGAAAATGGATATCCGAAATGGATTGCAAACTGGGGTAGCAACGATGGAACTTGTCAAGGTGATTTCTCTGCCGAAGGTGCCATGCATCAGTATACCTCAACACCAATTGATAAAGATGTAGCATATCACGAAGTTGACTACTTTAAGTCTAATCCAGTTGAACCTGAAGAACCTGAAGAACCAAGCAAACCACAAGAACCTAGTGAACCTGATACTCCATCAGATGAAGATGACGAAAAGTTGGATATTGGGTTGGTAAACATTGTTTTGAAAGCTTTAAACTCATTCCTGAAATGGGCGACAAAGTTAATTCAAAAAATTGTAAACCTGTTTAAGTAATTTGATGTAAAAACTATTTTGACTGTGTAAATAAAAACTACCTTCAAAAAGAGGGTGGTTTTTTTATGCATTTTTTTTCTTTTGTATAGTTGACTTTTCATATATCTTAGGTTTATAATATATGTGTTCTGATTATCCTTTGTGTAAGACGAACTCGGTCTAGCAAAATTTTCCATAGAGAAAAAGCACATGAAAAAATGTGCTTTTTTTCTTTTTATGATAGTTTACTTTAGCAATTTCAGGTGTTAAAATACCCTTGTAATTGTTCTTTGATATGAAAATGTCAACCATGTGAAGAGAGGTGTCAACTTGCATGGAGCGTGGCTAAACAAGGCTTATTGCCTGATGAAACGATAGTTTATCAGGAAGAAGTTGGATATATAGCAATATATATCCTGAATGAGGAAACCTCAAACTTAACCACGTGTGCATACCTTGAAATATGTAAAGGAACTGAACTTGTCGTGTCTGTAATAAAAAGTCGTGGAAACACGTCCTCTCCTACAAGCGATATAGTGGGAGCTATATAAAGCCAATGTAGGAAATACCCAACAAAGACATTGCACGTGATGTGTAGAAATACACTATAAGACAAGTAGCAGGTACAAGTAGCTCATAGTGCAATTAGAGAAACAACGATTAATTTCTATTTGGAAAGCTTAATGAAATTATTAGATCTGAAAGACGAGTGAAAGTTGGGGGTATTATTCCCCTCGTTGGTTCAAAAGGGTAAGAAGCTATAAGGTCGCAACTTATAGCTCAGACTTATTCTCAATGTGTCTGAATATACACGATCAAGTGTTATGTATGGCGAAAGTCAGATGTTTTCATATTAATGGCAATTTATATTCATTTTCTAAGTTTTCAATCTTAAATTTTCTTTGTTTTAAGAGCCTTGAATAGGCTCTTTTATTTTTGTTAAGACATAAAAAAAAGCTCATGCGCCAACATGAGCAAACAGAAATACAAAGATTGACAGAACTTTATTTATATCTTTGTACTTTCATTATACAGTTTAAAAAAATAGTTGTCAAATGTACAATAAGGTACAGTAAAGCATAGTTAAGTAAAGTAGAGTACAACGAGGTACAAATTCAATAAAAAAAGTTTAAATTTTTTTTGATTTTTTATAACACGTAAAATAAAGCGTAAATGTTTTCGCCTAAGTTCATATGTGTATTATCTCCTCACATAAATTATAACACCAAGTTTCATATTATAAACATTTTTGTTTATTTTTGTTGACTTAGAGAAATTATAAGAGTATTATATAGGTGTAATCAAAATGATTACTTTTTAATTAGAGGGGTGGCGAGGCAATGACAAATGTGGCTTTATTAGATTCCAAAATCAAAGAGAGTGGTCTCACAAACGTATTTATTGCACGAAAGCTAGGTATTTCTCGTTCTTCTTTATGGAGAAAACGTAAAGGTCTAGCCCAATTCAATCAATACGAAATTGACGGACTGTGCAAATTATTAAACATCACTTCTTTGACAGAAAAGGAATCTATTTTTTTTACACATTAAGTAAGAAAATATGATTACAGAAAGGAGAAGAGATGGAAGAAAAATCCGAATTTATGAATGATAAAGAATTGGAAATGTTGTTTCAAACCAACACCAATAACTTTATCGCAAAACAAAACAAGTTAAACAAAGTGAATACCGAGTTCAGTAAGAAAACAACCACTTTGTTAAAGCAATTATCTGATGATTACATTCAAACGAGAGAGGAAATTCACAAGATGAATTCCAAATTTGATCGTTTAACAGTATTCCTGATTCTTACATTATGCCTGTTACTTTGGAGCTTATTTGTATGAGCTACCTAGGATATAAAGAAGTTATGGAGCTTATGAAATGTTCCAAAGGAAAAGCATATGAAGTGATTTTAGAATTAAGAACATTATCAGGATGGAGCGATACATACGAATGTAAGCATCTATCAAGAATCGTGATACCTAAATCCGTATTCTTGAAATATTACCCTAATTCAAAGCAGGCGATTAGGGAAAAAGAAAAAGAGCTATCTGCTTAGGCGACCAAACCGACAGATAACTCATGAGGTAAATGGCTCAAAAATAAAGCCATTTCCATTATAGCACATAGAAAACAAAAGGGGGAAATGATGATGACATTACAACAACTTAGGGATATCGAAGATAACAAACACATTGATTCATTTATCGAATCAGACGATTCATTCAACGATTGGGAAAAGAAAAGTAATCCTGAATACATCTCAACCTATTACGAGATGTTAAGCATTCTTTATCAAATCATGGATGAGAACGATGAAATTAAAGCCATCAAATGTGCAGAGGATGAAATGGAAGATTGGATGAACTCAATCAAAGATAGCATGAATTACAACTATTCATTAGCTAAGATTCATGCGTGCAAGGACTTCCTGAATGGGGAAGATGCGTTTGGTGATAACTATGACTAGGACTACTGCTACTAAGAGTTCCACAAGGACTTCAACAAGAAAATCAACTGCTACTAAAAAATATGAAGCTCTCATGGAACAACAATTTGAAATTCCTGAATTTGGAAATGTCAATTGGGGCAAGTTCGATTATTACAATCATCAACAACGCATCAGGAAAACGAATGAGCGAATTCATCAATTCAAGGTGTTTGCTTCCATCTCAATTTCAGTCATTATCGCACTCTTAGTGTTTTCGATATTTGTATTTCTGAGATTTGGATTGGGGGTTGAAATATGAAAGGTAAACCATCTCAGTGTGATTTGCTTCTGCAACATCTAAAAGAACATGGAAGCATAACTGGAGCAGAAGCGTTTGAAAAACTAGGTATCTATCGGTTGTCTGCACGTATCGCAGATTTAAGAGCCGAGGGATATGTCATTGAAACACAGTATAAACACAAGAAGAACTCGAAAGGAGAAGATGTACATTATGGAGAGTACATACTTCACTCATGAACTTATACGAAAGCAATAACGAGTTTGAATTCATCAAACTCAATTCTCGTGAAGAATGGCTAAAAGCAAGAGAAACAAGAATTGGTGGAAGTGAAGCTAGTTCTTTGATTGGTATAAACAAATATCAATCGCTCAGGGATTTATGGAGAAAGAAGAAAAAAGGAATTACTGAGGAAATCGACAACGAAGCAATTCGTTATGGAAATGCATTAGAGCCAATTCTAAGAGAAATGTTCAGAGTAAAGCATCCAACAATGGATGTTCAGTACGAAGAAAACGCAATCCTTTATTCCAAGAAATACGAGTGGATGTCATATTCTGCTGATGGATTAATTTGGGATGGAGCAAGAGCTGGAATCCTAGAAATCAAAACATCATTCATTCGCAATTCAGAAATGCTAAGGAATTGGGATAACAAAATTCCTGACAATTATTTTGTTCAGGTATTACATGGACTGATCGTTACTGGATATGAGTTTGTAGATTTAATTGCAGAGCTACGATTCATGGATGGAAATGCATCCATTCGTCAATATCACATTGAAAGAAAAGAAGTCCTAGACGATATCGAATACATTATCGAAACAGGACATACAAATTGGAAAACATATTTCATAGGAGATATCGAGCCTAAAATACAATTTGAACTGTAGGGAGTAAGGCTATGAAACAAACCTTTGGGAAACGACTTAAAGATGTCATGGAAGAAAAAGGAATAACACAAAAAGAACTATGCAAATTAACAGGCATAAGCACCACTACTTTAAGTAATGCAATGAATGATATAAGCAGAAGCGAATACGACAAAGACCAAGGAGTAGTTATGAAATGTAACAACCTTATAAAAATTTGTAATGTTTTAAATGTTTCTGCGGATTATCTACTTGGACTTACCAATGTTCAAGACATAGGAAATACCGAAATTAAAGATATATCTAAAAAAACAAGCTTATCAGAAAAGACTATAAACATATTATCTTCTCTAGATGAAGATTCAATTTTATTAATTGAAGATTTTATAAAAATGATTAAAGAAAGGAGTACAGTATGCAATTTGAATTAGAAGCAACAGTATTGAATGGCAAGGTTGTTACAAACGCTAATGAATTGTTAGCAAACATTGATAACGGACTGAAACATTATGACTACGTTGTTACAGAAAACACATACGAGCAGGCGAAGAAAGACCGTGCTCAATTGAATTCCATTGTGAAGATGGTTTCAGACGAAAGAAAACGTGTTGAAGATGATTTGTTCTCAGAATGGAAAGAGGACAAGAAAAACATCATGGACATTGAAAAGAAAATCAAACAATGTGCCGACAGTTTAGGACAAGGTATCACAGACATTGAAGATGCCTTAAAAGAAGAAAAACGTAAACATATCTATGAAGCATGGCAAACACTTTTAGATAGCAAAGGCAACGGAGAACACTATGACTTAACTCCAAAATTCAATGAGAAATGGTTGAACAAAACAACTTCAAATAAATCCATTGAAAAAGACCTAAGTGCTATCTATGACAAAATCGTTCAGGACTTAGGTTTTATGGAAACGTTCTTACCTAATGATGAAACAGATATCGCTCAAATCAAGGAAGTGTATTTCCAAGATTACGATTTAATGCGTGCCAAAGTTAAAGCAGACGATTTAAAGCGTATCAGAGAGACTGTAGAGCGACAAAAACAAAAGGAAGAACAAATAGTTCAAGAACCTTTACATTTTGAACAGAGCATACCTAACGAGCCTGAAAATAAGGTTGTAGAACAAAATACAAATTGGGCAGAGTTCAGAGTTGAGGGAACACGTGAACAATTATTAGAACTTACAAAGGTATTAATTGATTTGAAAAATAACACAACATTTACATTCAAGGTAACAAGCAAAGGAGAGTTATAAAATGCAAGTAAAAAATAGTTTAGCAAAGAAAGAGAATGGAACACCGACATTCGCTCAATACGTTAAGAATTCAAAAGTGGTTAGCAATATTTACAAGACATTGGGAAGTGAGATGCGAGGGAAGAAATTCGTTACAAGCATCATCAGTGCAGTCAATTCCAATCCTGAATTACAGACTTGTGATTTTGCAACAACAGTAAGTGCAGGACTTATTGGAGAATCTTTGAATCTATCTCCAAGTCCTCAATTAGGGCATTACTACATGGTGCCATTCAACGATCGTAAGAATAACAGACGAGTTTCTACATTCCAGTTGGGTTACAAAGGGTACATCCAATTGGCTATCCGTTCAGGACAGTACAAACGAATTAATGTTGTTTCTGTTAAAGAGGGAGAATTAATCAATTATGATCCATTCAATGAAGAAATCGAGGTAACTCCTATTCAAGACGAAAGAGAACGTGAAAAGGCAGAAACGATTGGATATTATGCAATGTTTGAATTAGCCAATGGATTCAGAAAAACAATGTACTGGTCTAAAGAGAAAATGGAAGAACACGCAATGAAATATAGCCAAGGATACAGAGCTAAAAAGGGTTACACATTTTGGGAAAAAGACTTTGATGGCATGGCATACAAAACCATGTTAAGACAATTGATTTCTAAGTGGGGAATCATGTCGATTGAAATGCAGAACGCATACGAAAGCGATATGTCATACAAGGAATCAGAAGAACAAGCACCTGTTTATTTCGATAATGAAAAAGTAGTTGAAACAGAAATCAATGAAGTTCCTGATGAAACACCAAAACATCATCAACAAGATGTTCCTGAAACACAGTTTGAGCCTGATAGACAAGCAGAGCCAGTGATGGACAATGAATCACTTGTATAAAGAAAACTTATTACAAGGACAAATCAAGGAATGCTTCTTTACTAGAGAACCACGTGAAGAAAACCTTTGTATACACCACGTATACAGAGGTGCATTCCGTGATAAGTCTACTGAATATGGTTGTTGGATATGGTTAAGACCTGATTGGCATAATCAAACGAATTACTCAATCCATAACGATAGAAACTTAGAGTTACGAATTCAAGCCATGTGTCAAATGGCATTTGAAGATAGATACAGTCATGAAGAATTCATAAAAGTATTCAAAACAGACTATATCGAAAAATTCAGAAATAGGTATGGAAACACTTCAAGTATCTATGCCGAGTACAGACAAAGAAAGTTGGTGATGGAAAATGCTAATTGATGGACAGAACGTGTATATGTTCAATCCATTTGACATGGCGAATTGGACGGAAGAAGAAATAAAGAACCAAATGGACTATTTCATCTCGTGTATCAATAACAACACAGACGTCCCTTACGAAATCGCAAAGAATATTGAGAACATTTCAAACCAGTTATTTTTGATTGGGGAATGTATCGCAAGGTACACGAAAGAGAGAAACAAACTGAAAGACGAAATCAGTGCAAAGGCAAAAGTCGAGGCATATTTGGCAAGAGATGAATATCAGAACAAGAACCCTAACTGTAAAATGCCAGCTATGGCTTATTTCGATGGCATAGCCGAACAAAAACTGTTAGGGGATAGAAATACCTTAGCCGAACTAGATTGCAAGCTCACACGCTTTAAAAACGCTTATAACAGTGCCGAGAATATCTGCAATTCTTGGAAAAAACTGTTAGAGGCAATTCGATATGAGAATGGGGGTAAGTAAATGATTCTAGCAATAGACCCTGGGAATGTTGAAAGTGCATACGTTCTTGTCGAAGATGATTTGTCAAGAGTTGTTGAAAAAGGAAAGGTAGAAAACTTTGAATTGGTTGATATTATCTTGCGAATAAGAGATGAACACAGTTCGTTGGAACACATTGCCATTGAGATGATTGCAAGTTACGGAATGGCAGTCGGTAAAACAGTGTTTGAAACTTGTGTTTGGATTGGGAGATTCGCACAACTAATACGAGTTGAGTTTGGTGTAGAACCTGAATTTATTTATCGGTCAGAAGAAAAAATGTGCTTATGCCATTCCATGAAAGCCAAAGATTCAAACATTAGGCAAGCCTTAATTGATCGTTTTGGTGAGGTAGGGACAAAAAAGAATCCTGGTTACTTCTATGGATTTAAAAAAGATATTTGGAGTGCTATGGCGGTGGCAGTAACTTATCACGAAAAATTTATAAAGGAGTGAAAAAAATGTCAAAGAATAAAAAAGTGATGGCTATCTTCATATTATCCATATGGTTGTTTGAAACCATATGCATTATGGTAATGTTGGGAAAGCCATATGAACCAATGCCACAACAAATAGGAATTACACATTCCTTTTAATTTTAATCATTAAAGTATTGAAAAGTATTACACGATATTATGTAATATAGTAAAGGAGGTGCTATTTTGAATTATTACACAACAAAAGAAGTAGCAGAAATTTTAAAATATGATGTTCAAACGATTAGAAGAAAAATCAATCGTGGAGAAATTAAAGCTACTAAAATCAGTAAAGATTATAGAGTGTCAGAAGAAGAATTACAAAGAATTTTGAAAGGAGAATAAGAGTGATTAATTGTGAAAAAGATTTAGAAGATTATATCTGTTATAATCAACAAGAATTCATAAACAAACTTAAAGAAATTTATGGAGAAGATATAAAGTTTTTAGGAAGACAAGTTGATATAGGAAAAAGGGAAAATATAGCAGATTTAGTCTATTATCAAGAAGCTATAGAAGATGATATCAGATATTTAAGGTTTATAATAGTTGAACTTAAATTTAGACCATTGGTCTCTAAAGATTTAGCTCAATCAGGAAGATATATGATTCTTCTTGAAAGCAAATTGTGTGGAGATTTAAGATACCTTAATAGTGAAATTTCAGTTCAAGGATTATTTGTTTCTAATGGAATGGATAATGATATGGAAATAATATCTATGATGGATATTCCTAGAATAAGCTATTTGGACATAAAACATAGTTTGTCTTTTAATGAAGTTAATTTTAATTATAAAGAAGAATATATAGAAAATTTACAATTAGATAAACGAATTGATAAACTATTTGAGAAGGAGAAAAAAAGTGAATGAAGAAATAAAACTTAATGATATAGCAGACGATTTGCTTATATTAAACAAATATACTATTGATACATTATTTAAATTAGATAATTGTAGGGATTGCATAGCCTTATATGTTTTTTATTACAAAACAGCAAAGTGGCAGAAAACAAACACAATAAAGGCTAATGATACATACGTTAAGAAGTGTTTAAAATGGGGAGAAGATAAGGTAAGAAGAACCAAAAAGATTTTAAAAGAAAACGGATTGATTGATATAGTTCAATCAAGAAAAGATGGAAAAATTAGTGGTTGGTATATTCAAGTATCGTATTTGGTTCAACAAAGAAAAATTGATGATGTGAAAATAAAGGTACAGGAAAGCAACAACACTTGTAGCAACAACACCTACTTTCAAGAACTAGCAGATTCAAGAAGTAGAAATGAGGAAACAAATGCTTTAAAAGAATATATTAAATGCTTAGAAAAAGAATTAGAAATGCTTAAAAATAAAAAGAATAATAAAGAAACTTACGTTTCTATATTGAATGATTACACGCAAAACGGAGAACTAAAACAAGCATTAAATGATTTTGTAGAAATGCGTAAAAAGACTAAAGGATTTACACTAAGGGCTTTAAAGTTAAATCTAAACACATTAGACAAGTTAGCAGTTGATGATTACACAAAAACACAAATAGTAAACACAACAGTAATGAATGGTTGGAAGTCTTTTTATCCATTAAAAGAAAACACTAAACAGAAAGGAGATATAGGAGACAATTGGAGCTTCTTAGATTTTTAAAATGACAAGAGAAGAAACACAAAAAATACTATTGATTCTAAAAACAAATTATCCACAATCTTTTAAAGATTGGAAAAAGGCACAAATAACAATGTTTATAGAATTATGGAGCGAAGCTTTTAAGAATGATGATGTGAACCAAGTTATAAAAGCAGTAAAGCATATCATTTACACAGATACAAGGGAATTTGCTCCTAATATTGCTCAAGTTAAAAATGTAATGTTTGAATCATGTTCTAATTTTCAAGTTGAAGTAAATCAAGCTTGGGAATTGGTTTTAAAAAATGCTAAATGTGATATACAACAGGCAACTATGAATTATAAGAAGTTACCTGCTAATATTCAGAATGTAATTAGTCCATATTTTCTATCAGAGCTAGGGTATTCAAATAAAGAACAAGTTGGATATAAAAGAATTGAGTTCGAAAGAAAATATAAAGAAGTATTAGAAAAGGATAAGAGATTGTATTTATCAGGTGAAATATCAATCCAAGAACTAGAAGATAAAAGCACCAAACCAATGTTAGAAACACGTGGAGGAACGAAAAGCGTTCAAATGTTGATGAAAGGAGAATAATTATGTGGATTAGAAGTAAAAGCAAAAAACAATTAGTAAATGCAAATGATTTATACATTGGAATACGTGGGAAATATTATTCTATAAGTACAGGAAAAGGAATCGATTTAGGAACATATGCAAGCGAAGAAAAAGCTATTAAGGTTTTAGATATGATTCAAGATTTTGAAATAAGACATCAAGCGAATTTACTTCTAGCTATTTATCAAGAGTCAAATGATAATGCAGAGGAAAATATGGTATTTCAAATGCCACAAAATAGCGAGGTGGAAGTGTGAAAAACAAGGAGCTAGAACTTCTTGCAAGTCTTAAAAAAGCGTGTCGATTGATGGATGAGATAGATACATTCAAAAACAAGATAGCACTTGCAGAAGTTCAGGAATATCTAAAAGCGATTCGTTTTAAGAGCTTATGGTACTTAAAAATTTAGGAGGCAGAGTGAAATGGTAATAATAAACGAAGAATATCAGGTCATTTCAGACGGAACACAGTTCATCTTGCAGAAGCTTGTAGAAGCCGAGAAAAAGGATACCAAGGAGAAATACATAAGGAAAGACAATGTTGGCTACTATCCAAGCCTAGAGACGGCTTTAAAAGGGTGTCTACATAAAATTCTTTTAGAAGAAGTGCAGGAAAAGACAATGACACTCAAAGAAGTGATTGAAGTTATTGAAAAATTCCATCTATCAATCAAGGAATATTTAAATGGACAATAAGATTTTTGCGAAGAATTTGTTCAGTCAGGAAGAAGTTGAAGCATATCCTGCCGACAGATACACATTGCAGATTATGAATCATGATTATTGGTTTGAAAGAGATGGTCATGTGTGTTTGTTAGCTAAGACATTCGTAAAGCCTGATAGATACAACAGTTATTCGATGTATCAGGTAGGCAATCAAATATACGATGCGACTTGGACAAATGGTTATGAAGAATTAAGAAGTATGTATAACGAACAACCAAGGTTGTTTTAGGGAGGATTTATGAAACACACAAAGGAAGAAATACTAAAAGCATTACACATTATCAAAGATACGTGCCAAGAATCAACTGATACGTATGGAGATTGTTTATTATGCCCATTTAATGATGGATATGATCATTGCCTTGTTAATGAACAAGCACCAAGTGCTTGGGATATAAAAAGCGATGAACCTTGGAGGGCATTTGAATGAGTGGTGGAAGCTATAACTATGGATATTCAACGGTTGAATATACCTATGTAGGAGAAATGCTAGATTCAGAACTAAATGAAATGATGAAAGATTTAGTTGAAGTCCTGCATGATTTGGAATGGTATGTTGATTGCGATATCAGTGAAGAAACATACAGAGAAACTGTAACTAAATTCAAACGAAAATGGTTTAAACGTAGAAAATGCGATATTGAATCGTTGGTAAATGAGGAATTTGAAAAGAAGAAACAAGAATTATTAAAAGAATTGGAGTATATGGGAAATGGTAACTAAAGAAAAATGTGAAGAAGCGTTAAGCAGTATCGAATTTACTTTACATCAAAGAGTTAAACCTAAGAAATTAGGGCATTGTGAAGATGATAACTTGACCATTTTATGGGAACTTATAAACGAACACTTTAAAGACAAGAAATCATTAGAAGAACGATTTAATGATTACAAAGGAGAAATACCTAAAGATAATCCGTGGGGAGACAGATATACCGACGAATGTTCAAAAGAAGAGATAAATAAGTGGATATTGGAGGGGTATGGAATGCCACCTATAAGGGAGAAAATGATATTGACTAAAGAAGAATGTGAAAATGCATTAGGCAACATCCTATGCAATATAGGAGTGGCACGAAGTGATTATAGAACTAGTGGGAAAGCTAAAGAAGATTATTACACTTTAAACTCTCTAATTAAAGAACACTTCTTAAATCCACCTTTGAAGTTTGATGAACTAAAAGAAGGAATGTGGGTTTGGGATAATAAATATAAATATTATTTTGAGTGCAATCCAAGAATAAGCACAGACATGACCGAATGTGTATGGTATGAATCATTTTGGTATAACACTGGAGAAAGATATGACGAATTCTATGAAGATTACATTGAATTTGAAGAAAATCGGTTTTACAGAAAGGAAGTACATGGATGATTAAGAAATACAGAAAGAAACCAGTAGTAATAGAAGCCGTACAACGTACAGGCAAAAACGATAATGAGGTATGTGATTTTCTAGCTAATAGCGAATCTTGTTTTGGATTTGATGCTGGTAAAATTACTATTGAAACCTTAGAGGGAGAAATGACAGTAAGTGTTGGTGATTACGTAATTAAAGGTGTCAGAGGGGAATGTTATCCTTGCAAGCCAGATATCTTTGATAAAACATATGAAGAGGTTGAAAATGATTAATGAAAAACAATTAGTTGAAGTGTTAAAAAGGCAAAAACATATTTTAACTTTTGAAGACAGTAATCCAATTGATGAAGGGTTTAATTATGGTATCGATAAGGCTATACAGTTGGTTTTTGTTCAACCAAAAGTCGGTGTATGGATTCCAGTAGAAGAGAGATTGCCTAAAGAATATAAATGTTATATTGACGAAGAAACTGGATATTATAGTGAAAGTGATAATGTATTGTGTTGTTGCAAAAATGAGTATAACGAATTTGAATATTGGATTGATTATACGATAGATGGAGAATGGCAAACACACGAATATTTTGATGGAGAAAAATTCTATTGGCAACAGTTACCTGCGCTACCCGAACCATATAAAGGAGAAACAGAATGACTAATTTAGAATGGTTTAACGAAATCGGTATGATTGCAGAAAATGAAGTTTGGACTAAAACGTCTGATTTAAAAGGACAGATTGGAGTTAATTTAGTAATCGCATTACGAGATGATGATTTTAAGAAATATTCTGAAAAAGGTTTTGGCTGGCTTTTGGAAGAACACAAAGAACCAATCAAATTAAAGCAATGGGAGTATGATTTGATAGAGATTTGTTATAAATGTAATTCTTATTTAGAAACAGATACTTTAAAGAGTTATATTTTTTTTGAATCATTAAAAGAAAAAGGATATTTCAAAGGTATTACAGACACATCAATGAAAATAGAAGATGTCTTAAAAAATTGTGAGGTAATCGAATGAGAACACAAGAAGAAAACCTTAAAACGTATCAATGGCTTATAGATGTGAATAGAGTCATCGAAGAAAACAGACATGAGGGAAAAATTCTTATTTGGATGTTCAAAGTTGCATTTTTCTTTCCTTTAAAACTTAGAAAGGTCAAGAAAGAGTTTAGGAACGAATTTATTACGTATCTTATAAGAGCTTTTGAATACGATCATAGAAAAAAATGTGGGTATGAATTGACCTATGAGCAGAAAGTGTTTTGTTTCAGAGTAAATTGGATGACTAGTATATTGGCAGGTTTCTCTGTAGTGAATGTAGGAATGCCTTGGGAGGGTGAAAATTATGATTAAATTAAGTGAAATTGAAAGTAAATATTTTGAATATTTAGTTGATGAGGACAAGTTAAAAGAGTTGCTTGTTAAACCTAAACAAAAAACAGTTTGGGATTTAAAAGATGGCGATGAATATTGGCATATTAGTACCATTAATAATAATAATTATGCTACTTGGAATGGAAATGCGTGGGATTTAGCAATTAGAGAAAATGGTAATGCATTCTTAACATATGATGAAGCCAAATTCGAATTAGAACGGAGAAAATGCGAATCTATCATGCTCAAGTATGGTAGAAGAACGTTTAAGTATGGTAAACACAATTATTTTTTTGTTATTTTCGATAAAAGAATGATTATAGAATCAGCATTTAATCTTCATATCTATTATCAAGGAACTATATATTTTGATACTGAAGAACTAACTCAAAAAGCCATTGATGAAATTGGTGAAGAAAGGTTAAAGAAATACGTATTTAGGGTGGAAGAATAGAAAGTAAGAGGATAAAAATATGTTTATTAAAGGATTTGATAGAAACTTAAGATGTAGAGGAATGCAATTTGAAATCGGTAAAACTTACGATACAGGTTATACAGAAAATTTAGAGTTATGCAGTTGTAAGGTATTTCATTTTTGCAAGAGCTTAGAAAAGGTTAATGAATTTTATTCAGCTAGAGTAGAAGAAAACAATAGATTTTGCGAAATCGAAGTTTTAGGTGAATTAGTAGAAGATGAACAAAAATGTGGTTCTAATAAAATTAAAATATTGCGTGAAATCACAGGTGAAGAACTAGCTATGTTACGTGGATTAAAAAACGGTAATACGGGATTGTTTAACACAGGCGCTAGGAACACAGGCG